CAAGAGAAACCACAGTTATATTATACCACAATTTAAGGAGGAACGACATGAAGATTACAGTCGGATTTAACAGTTTACAGGAACTCGATGAGTTCTGCAACGGCATCGCCGTCGCACCGGGTCTCGTAAGAAAGATTGCAGAGAGCACTGAGACGCCACAGGAAACGCCAAAAGCACCGAAGGCAAAGAAGTCTACACCTAAGAAGGAAACGGGCAAGGATGAAGCTCCTGCAAAGGCCACAGCAGCGAAAAAGGAAGAGCCAACCCAGACAACAGCACCGGCACCGGAGAAGGACAAGCCGACAGACACCGAGGCTCTGAAGGTTGAGGTACGCAAGCTCCTCGCCCAGGTGAACAAGAAGACCGGATCCAATACGGCAAGTCAGTGGATCAAAGAGCTGACCAACGTGGAGAAGCTCACCCAGGTGGAAGACGCTGAAGAGCTCCTGGCACTGAAGGCGAAAGCTGAGGAGGTGCTCAATGGCTGATCATGCAAGACTGAGTCCGTCAGCTTCGCACCGCTGGATGAACTGCCCAGGATCCGTACACCTCGCTGAGCAGTGCCCACCTCAGGGCGGTAGCTCCTACACGGAGGAAGGAACCCAGGCGCATGCGCTGGCAGAGCTGAAGCTGAGACAATTCAACGACGAAGGTTCCAGCGACTTCTTTGCGAAGCAGCTGGAAAACGCCCGCAACGAGTTCGAGTACTACTGCGGAGAGATGGATGAGGCGACGAACTTCTACTTCGACATCGTCACCGAGAAGGTGATCGAGGGCGGCCCGGATGCGGAGCTCATGATCGAGCAGCGCTTCAGTCTCGACAAGTGGGTACCGGACAGCTTCGGATCCGCTGACGCGGTGATCATTGCCGGCCACACCATTGAGGTGTGCGACCTGAAGTACGGCAAGGGCGTCAAGGTTGACGCTGTGGGCAACCCCCAGCTGAGACTGTACGGTCTGGGAGCTGCTGAGCTCTTCGGTGATCTGTACGACTTCGACACCGTCCGGGTGACCATCATCCAGCCGAGACTTGACCACGTAAGCACGGAAGAGATCAGCCTGGAAGATCTGAGGGCATGGGCGGAGAACGAGGTCGCACCGAAGGCGCAGATGGCCATGAACAACAGCGACGTCGTGCAGTGCGGTGACTGGTGCCAGTTCTGTCCGGCGAAGGCAATCTGCCGGGCAAGAGCTGAAGCCAACCTGGAGCTGGCACGCTATGACTTCAAGAAGCCGGCACTCATCACAGATGAAGAGATCGGAGAGGTGCTCAGACAGGCGGAAGAGGTTCAGAAGTGGGTGTCTGACGTCAGCGCCTACGCCCTGGAACAGGTTCTGGCCGGTAAGCAGTACGATGGCTGGAAGCTGGTGGAAGGCAGAAGCATCCGCAAGTATGCGGACGAGATCAAGGTGGCCGACACGTTGAAGGCTGCCGGGTATGACGAGGCCATGCTGTACGAGCGCAAGCTCAACGGTATCACCAACATGGAGAAGCTCGTCGGCAAGAAGAAGCTCACCGAACTCCTGGGCAATCTGCTGGTGAAGCCCGCAGGCAAGCCCGTCCTGGTTCCGGAGAGCGACAAAAGAGAAGCAATCAACACTACAGAAGCAGCCAAGGCTGACTTCACTAATTAAGAAGGAGGATCATTATCATGGCAACAACAAAAGTTATCACAGGAAAAGTTCGTTTTAGTTACGTCAACATCTTCAAAGCTCGCAGCATCAACGGCGGCGATGAGAAGTACAGCATCTGCCTCCTCATCCCAAAGGATGACCAGGCAACACTCGACAAGATCGAGAAAGCAGTTCAGGAAGCCATCAAGGAAGGCATCAGCTCCAAGTGGAACGGCAAGAAACCGGCCAACCTGAAGCTCCCACTCAGAGATGGAGACGAGGACAGACCGGAGTCTCCGGAGTATGCCGGCATGTACTTCATCAATGCCAACAGCACCCAGAAGCCTGGCATCGTTGACCGCGATCTCGTGGAGGTCATTGACCCGGATGAAGTGTACAGCGGAAGCTACGGCAGAGCCAGCATCAACTTCTACCCCTTCAACAGCAACGGCAACAGAGGCGTCGGTGTAGGTCTGAACAACATCCAGAAGCTCAGCGACGGCGAGCACCTTGGAGCAAGCAGAGCATCCGCAGAGGATGACTTCGGAGGCGATGACTTCACTGAAGAGGAGGACTTCTAATATGAGCAGGATGTCAGTGGATATTGAGACCTACTCATCCATTGACCTGACGAAGTCCGGCGTCTACAGATACGTCGAAGCGCCGGACTTCGACATCCTGCTGATCGGTTTTAGTGTTGACGGCGGCCCGGTGGAGGTCATTGACTGCACCGACCGCCACAATAACTACGAGGAAGAGCGGAAGATGGTGCAGTTTAAGAAGCACCTATACGATCCGGAGTGCATCAAGCAGGCCTTCAACGCGAACTTCGAGCGCACCTGTCTGGCCAAGTGGCTGGGGAAGGAAATGCCGCCGAGGGAGTGGCGCTGCACGATGATCAAATGCCTGACGATGGGACTGCCGGGAAACCTTGCTGGGGCCGGCATGGCTCTCGGGCTCCCGGAGGAACAGCTGAAGGATCCGCAAGGCAAGGCTCTGATCCAGTACTTCTCGAAGCCGTGCAAGCCGACGAGGGTGAACGGACAGAGGACCAGGAACCTGCCGGAGCATGCTCCAGACAAGTGGAAGCTCTACATCGAATACAACCGGCAGGATGTAGTCACTGAGATGGCGATCGACTCAATGCTGTCAATTTATAAAACAACAGAAACAGAGCAGGAGCTCTGGAACCTCGACCAGGAAATGAACGACCAGGGCGTCCGCATTGATGTGGATATGGTGGACAAAATTGTGAATTATGACGCAGTCAGAAAAGAGGAGCTGCAACGGGAAGCGCAGGAGATCACCGGGCTGAACAATCCGAACAGCCTGGCACAGCTGAAGAAGTGGCTGGACGATCAGGGCATGCCGATGACATCAGTCACCAAGGACACCATCGCGGCAGCTCTGTCCCTCCAGTACATTCCGGACAACGTCCGCAGGGTGCTGGAGATCCGGACGGCTCTCGGAAAGACCAGCACGGCCAAGTACAGCACGATGCTCGATGCTGTATGCGATGACCATAGACTCAGGGGGATCCTCCAGTTCTACGGAGCCAACCGCTCTGGACGATGGGCCGGACGTCTGGTGCAGACGCACAACCTGGCAAGGAACAGCCTGCCGGATCTTGACCTGGCGAGGGAACTGGCCGCAGAGGGCGACTTCGACACCATGCAGACACTCTTCGGCGAGACGGCCTTCGTTTTCTCCGAGCTGGTGCGCACGGCCTTCATTCCATCCGAGGGCTGCCGCTTCGTGGTGAGTGACTTCTCCGCCATCGAGGCACGAGTGATCAGCTGGATCGCCGGCGAGGAGTGGCGCCTGGAAGCGTTCCGGGCGGGCAAGGACATCTACTGCGAGACTGCCAGCCAGATGTACAAGGTGCCGGTTGTGAAGCATGGAGAGAATGGAGAGCTGAGGCAGAAGGGCAAGGTCGCAGAGCTGGCCTGTGGTTACCAGGGCGGCGTCGGAGCGATGAAAAGAATGGACAGAGAGGGCTCCATTCCGGAGGAAGAACTCCAGGCAGTCGTTGACAGCTGGAGAGCTGCGAACCCGAAGGTCGTGAAGCTGTGGAGGCTGTGCGAGATTGCAGTCCGGACAGCCATCGAGGAGCACCGCACCGTGCGGCTACAGCACGGCCTGGAGTTCAGTTACATCAACCACAATCTCTTCATCAAGCTGCCGGGCGGCCGGAAGCTCTGCTACTGGGACACCAAGCTGAAGATGGATCCGCGCGATGGGCGTGAGCATATTGTCTACATGGGCGTGAACCAGGAGACAAAGCAGTGGGGAGAGACGGAAACCTACGGCGGGAAGCTGGTCGAGAATATTGTCCAGGCAACCGCGAGGGACTGCCTCGCTGTGGCCATGACGAGGGTCAGCAAGCTGGGCTACAAGATAGTCATGCACGTCCACGACGAGATGATCGTCGACGTGCCGGTGGAAGACACTGAAGCGCCGGATGTGATCAACGCCTGCATGGCGGAGCCCATTGACTGGGCGCCCGGTCTGCCTCTGAAGGGCGACGGCTATGAGACCACATTCTATAAAAAGGATTAACGGAGGGACAACGACATGCCACTGAATAAGTCGCAGAAAGAAAAATTGATCAAATTGAAGGACTCCAGATCCTGGAAGGCTGACTGCTGCATCTGTGGCAAGCCGCTGGATCCTGAGGACGACAAGACAGAATACTGCAAAACAAAGCGCAGCACGGGGAACTATTTCCACCGTGACTGCGTGAGGAGGTGGGGCGAATGAGTAAAGCAGCCATCATGGACATGAAAGAGTACAGCCTGGCCGTCGAGAATGACGGCAAGCTGTCGATCTCAACCGGCAAGAGCCGCTACGAGACCCACTGGAAAAACAAGAAGATGCTCTGGTCAGCTCTGCTGGCCAGACTCGAAAAGTCACAGACTACCGGCGAGACCCACGCCGAATACATGAAGATGAGCAAAGAGCAGCAGGATCGTATCAAGGACATCGGCGGCTTCGTCGGCGGTCATCTGAAAGACGGACGACGCAAGACCGGCTACGTGGCCACGAGGCAGATCGTCACGCTTGACCTGGACTTCGCTCCGGCGGACTTCTGGGATCAGCTCATGGATAACTTGACAATCAACGGGGCGCTGACCGTCTACAGTACGCACAAGCACAGCCAGAAGACGCCGCGCTTCCGTTTAATCATACCGCTTGACCGGGACGTCACTCCGGACGAATACGAGGCGATCGCCAGGAAGCTGGCGGAAAAGATCAGCATGGACTGGTTCGACCCGACAACCTTCCAGCCCACCCGGCTGATGTACTGGCCGAGCAACTCGGCAGACGTGGAGCCGTTCTTTAAGTACTACGACGCGCCGTTCATGTCAGCCAATGAAATCCTCCAGGAGTACCCGGACTGGACGGACGTAAGCTACTGGCCGATGGCCAAGGGCGAGATTGAGAAGAGAAGACCGGGAAGCAAGCAGCAGGATCCGCTCAGCAAGGACAACATCGTCGGAGCGTTCTGCCGTACTTATACGATAACCCAGGCGATCGAGAAGTTTCTGCCCGACGTATATGAGCAGACGCCCGGCAAGGAGGATCGTTACACATACAAGGCCGGATCCACGTCAGGCGGTGTGGTTATATATGACAACGACACCTTTGCATACTCTAACCACTCAACAGACCCGGCCAGCAATCAGGACTGCAACGCCTTCGACCTGGTGCGCATCCATCTCTTCGGTGATCTGGACGACGACGCCATGGACAAGAACGGAGTGCAGCGTCCAAGCTATAAAGCCATGGCTGGCTTCGCAGCCAACGACGAACAGGTGAAGCTCACAATGACCAGCGACAGGAAAGCCAAGGCGGTGCTGGATTTTAGCAGCGAGGCACCAGCTCCGGAGATCGAGAAGAACTGGAGCGCAAGGCTGGAGTACAGCGAGAGCGGATCCATAAAACCAACCATCACAAATGCCATACTGATCCTGCAGAATGACTCAGAGCTTCAGGGCATCCGGTTCAATGAGCTGAACGGGTTCATCGAAGCGACCGGACTGCCATGGAGCTGTCCGAGCAAATACTGGAGGGATGTGGACGATGCGCAGCTGTATGGCTACATAGCCGACCAGTACGGTGTGCAGTTTCCGGAGAACAAGTTCATCAAGGCGCTGGGCATTGTCACAGACAACCGCCGCTTCAATCCGCTGCGTGACTTCGTCCGTGATCTCCCGGAGTGGGATGGGGCTCCAAGGGTGGACACGCTGCTGATCGATTATCTGGGGGCAGATGACACGCCGTACACCAGGGCAGTCACCAGGAAGACGCTGGTCGGAGCCATCAACCGGGTGCTGACACCCGGATGCAAGCACGACACCGTACTGGTGCTGGATGGCAAGCCCGGCATCGGCAAGAGCACGCTGCTCAGCAAGCTGGGCGGCCAATGGTTCAGTGACAGCCTAAGCCTGGCAGATACCAGAGACAAGACAGCGGCAGAGAAGCTGCAGGGCGTGTGGATCATGGAGATCGGAGAGATGCAGGGCACCCGGAAGGCCGACGTGGACATCCTGAAGGGCTTCATCAGCAGACAGGTGGATGAGTACCGTGCGGCATATGGTCGGGTAGTAGAGAGACACCCACGCACCTGCATCATCTGTGGAACTACCAACAGCACCACCGGCTTCCTCCGGGACACAACCGGCAACCGGCGCTTCTGGCCGGTCTCCGTGAAGGGAGGCACAAAGTCCGTCTGGGACATGACTGAAGAAACACGGCTGCAGATATGGGCGGAAGCATTCATATATTCAGTCGAGGGTGAAGACACCTTCCTGGACGAAGAGCTGGAGAAGGAGGCGGCCAAGAAGCAGCAGGCGGCGCTCGAATACGACGAGCGAGAAGGCGATCTGGTGGACTACCTAGAAGCGAAGCTGCCGGAGGACTGGTACAGCTGGGACGTTTACAAGCGCATGGACTTCTTCCAGCAGCATGATGAACTCAGCGCTGTGGAGCAGACGACCGCAACTATGGAGAGAACAAAGGTCAGCGCCATGGAGATCTTCTGCGAGTGCTTCGGAAGACCGAAGTCGGCATGGAGACGTCAGGACGGCTATGAAATATCCGGAATGATGGCAAGGATCCCCGGATGGGAAAGAACCGGAGCAACGGCGAGGATCTCAGGCTATGGAAAGCAGCGCATATACACGAAGGTGGAAAGATAAATGCGGCGTGGTGGGTCAAGTTACCAGTGGTAACAAGAGCCACCGCTGCAAAATACCACAATATGGAAACAAGTGAGAGTTGTGCCAGTAGTTGTGCATTAAATTGTTGACACTTGAAAGCCTTGAAAAACAAGGGTTTGGCGGTGGTGGTAACAAGTGGAACAAATACTTCTATATATAGTATTTATATTTCTACAAAATGCGCGAAAAACGCCCACACGATAGCGCATATACGCGTATATAGAAAAATGTTGGGACTTGTTTTTCCGAACTTGTTCCACAGGAGGTAGAGGATGAAAAAGGACGAACGAGATGTAGAAGACTGGACAAGAAAGAAAATCGAACAGCTCGGCGGTGTGTTCATGAAGTGGGTGAGTCCCGGCAATGCTGGTGTGCCTGATAGGATCGCCATCCTACCAGGCGGGAAGGTTTACTTCATAGAGCTGAAGAAAGACGGGGAGACGCCCAGGAAGTTGCAGGTGTGGCAACAGAACAGACTGAGAAGACTGGGCTGTGATGTGAGGACTGTCGAGGGCATGGACGAGGCTCGGCAGTTCATTGAGGAGGTGATCAATCGTGCAATATGTACCGCACAGCTATCAGCAGAGGGCGACTGATCTGGTCGTAGGGAAGAAAAGCGTCGGCCTGTTTCTCGACATGGGACTCGGGAAGACAGTCATCACGCTGACGGCCATCAACGAGCTGATCTATGACCGGTTCGAGGTGAGCAGGGTGCTGGTGATTGCACCCAAGCGGGTGGCGGAGGACACCTGGACGCGAGAACATGAGAAGTGGGACCACCTCAAAGATCTGAGAATCGCCAGAGCGCTGGGCACTGTACAGCAGAGGCGCAGGGCACTGGAGGAGGACGCGGACGTCTACGTCATCGGACGGGACAACGTGGTCTGGCTGGTGGATCTCTACAGCAAGAAGAAGTACTGGCCCTTTGACATGATCGTCATCGATGAGCTGAGCAGCTTCAAGAACCCGCAGGCCAAACGCTTCCGGGCGCTACGCAAGACGCTGGGAGTGACTTCCAGAGTGGTGGGCCTCACCGGTACGCCATCGCCCAACGGTCTCATGGATCTGTGGGCGGAAATATACCTGCTAGACAGGGGCGAGCGTCTGGGGTTGACACTTGGAGCCTATAGGGAGAAGTACTTCAGAGCCGGAGCTCGCAACGGCTACGTGGTCTACAAGTGGGAGCCTCTGAAGGGAGCCAGGGCGCAGATCGAGGCGAAGATCAGCGACATCTGCATCAGCATGTCAGCTGCAGACTACCTCACACTCCCGGAGAGGATCGACAACGTGATTCCGGTGAAGCTGTCTGACGCGGAGATGGAACTCTACAAGCGCATGGAGCAGGATCAGCTTCTCCAGATAGACGACAACGATGTGGTGGCACTTAACGCCGCCGCAGTCATGACAAAGCTCCTGCAGATTGCGAATGGCAGCGTCTACAGCATGGACGGCACGGTCGTCAATATCCACGACGCGAAGCTGGAAGCACTCCGGGAGATCATCGACACAACGGACAGCCCGGTGCTTGTCTTCTACAGCTTCAAGCATGACCTGGACAAGATCCTGAAGGCGGTCGCCGGTGCCAGAGTACTGGAAGGCCCGGAGGACATCAGGGAATGGAATGACGGGAAGGTGCAGGTGCTTCTGGCGCATCCAGCTAGTGTGGGTTACGGTCTGAACCTCCAGGAAGGCGGTCACACCATCATCTGGTACGGGCTGACGTGGAGCCTGGAACTGTACCAGCAGGCAAACGCCAGACTGTACAGACAGGGGCAGGAGAAGTCAGTCATCATCCACCACCTCATTGCAGAGGGCACGGTGGACGAGCAGGCCATGGCAGCGCTCCAGGCGAAGGACACAAGCCAAGCGGCTCTGCTGGCAGCATTAAAAGAGCGACGGAGGCATGGGGATGAATAAAAGCGGATGCAAGGACCCGACGGCAGAGATCGCCGTCGCCAGGGTCATGAGAGAACAGAAACGGAGGGAACAACATGAGCAGGATATACATCAGCGGACCCATCACAGGGGTCAAGAATTACAAGAGATACTTCCAGGGAGCGAAGGACGCCCTGACGGCCAAAGGGTACGACGTAGTGAACCCGGCAGAACTGACGGCGGTCATCGGTGACAGCTTCACTTATGACGAAATACTTGCCATCGACCTGGATCTTCTGAGCCGGTGCGACGCCATGGTGCAGCTGCCCGGGTGGGAAAATTCAAGAGGCGCCAACGTCGAGTACGGCTACGCACTGGCGGCCGACAAGATCATCATAAAACTGGAGGGCATACTGGCATGAAGGACGCATTGAGAGAAGCAGACAAGGACTTGCAGAAAGAAATGGAGAAGCAGGTCGACATGATATACAGCGCCATGGCTATCTCCTTCAGACGGTACTGGGGTTGGGGGGGGGCTCTCAGGATCCGGAGGCTGATGGACAAGACGCAGGAGACCTGGGACGAGTGCGGGGCTTCCAATGAGGTGAGCATGCTGGAAATGCTGGAGAACGAGACCGGCATCGAGATCCGGAACCATGAGCAGGGAAAGAGCTGGCACGAGCTAGCCTATCTGAACGCCAAGATTGACATGGGAAGGATGAACAGAGCCCAGTGGATATACATGAGGCAGAGGCAGAAGGAATGGGTGGGGCCTCAGGTCGTCGCCTGTGTGCTCCTGTCACTCTATCGCAAGTACAGCTTCGGGCACGTTCGCTGTTTGAGAGTACTCCAGCAGATCGAAGAGGTCGAGAGGAAATTCAATTTTGACGTGAAGGCACTGAGGACGGCCTGCATGGAAGAGGCGGGCGTTGAACTGAAGGGAGGCGGAAGTGCATGCAGGAAGAACTAAGCGAAGTATATGATTTTTTAGCAGGTCCGCACCGGAAGCGGCTGGAGATAACCAGGAAGGAGAACATCATCGCAGAGCTGAGGAGCTGCCTGCTGCCGGGCGCAATCAGGTACGACAAGGACAAGGTGCAGAGCAGTCCCCGCGACCAGCTGAGCGAGACAATGGCCAAGATCGACGAACTGGAGCGGCAGGTGGAAGCCCTGAAGGCTGAGCGGTCGGCTCTGATCATCGAAGTGAACAACGTGATCGAGAAGCTGGAGAACGACATCGAGAAGGCCGTGCTGACGGAGTGGTACATAAACCGGACGAAGCCTCCAAGGATCGCCAGCAATATCGGCTACAGTGAGCGGAGGATGTATCACTACAAGAAGGAAGGCGTGCAGCATCTCGCTCAGATTTTGAAAGATTTCAGTGAATTGCAGTAAGCCTATAGTATATACTTTAGGATGGACAAAGTGAGAAGCGGGGCGAGGGCCTCGCTTTTCTGCTATATACAGAACAATCACGAGAACATGGAGGTGATGAGGTGCCAAAAGCAAAGAACGCCAAGGCAGACGAGGCTCTGGCGCTCTATAAGCAGGGCCTCAAACTGGTCGACATAGCCAAGCAGCTCGATGTTCCGGAAGGAACTGTCCGGAGGTGGAAGTGCACATACAAATGGGACGACAGCGAACGCTCGAAAAAAGCGAACGCTCGAAAAAAGAAGAGCGGCGGACAGCCTGGAAACAAGAACGCCGTCGGGAACAAGGGCGGCCCCGGTGCTCCACCTGGGAACCAGAGAGCAAAGCGGCACGGCCTGTTCTCCCGCTATATACCACAGGAGACACTGGACATCATGAACATGGCAGCGGAGAGCTCTCCGCTCGATCTTCTCTGGGATCAGATCATGATAGCCTACGCGGCCATCATACGAGCCCAGCGGGTCAGCTTCGTCAAGGATCAGGATGACAAGACGATCGAGAAGATTGAAGACCGGAGCGGTGCAGAATCCCGGGGCGAGAAGTGGGAGGTGCAGGAAGCATGGGACAAACAGGCGAACTTCATGAAGGCGCAGGCCAGAGCTCAGTCAGAGCTGCGCACCATGATCAAGCAGTATGATGAGATGCTGCACAAAGACTGGGAACTGGCAACAGAGGAACAGAAAGCCCGCCTGAAGGCTTTACAGTCCAAACTGAACGACGGAGCCGGTCAGGAGGATCCTGTCGTCATAATCAATGACACGCAAAGAAGTCCGGATCAGTGACCTGATCATCCCGGCCTTCTGGGACTCTTTCAATGATACGACGCACACCCACAAGATCCTGACGTCGGGGCGTGCTGGAACGAAGACCAGCGAGGCTGCCATCGAGGCAGTGTACAAGGTCGTCAGCATGGAAGATTGTGCTGTCGTAGTTTTGCGGAAGAGACACAACAAACTGAGGAAGACGGTCTACAAGGAGATCAAGCGAGCTATCAAGAGGCTGGGGATCCCGGAGAGCGCCTTCAAGATCACCGTCAGCCCGATGGAGATCACATACAAGCCAAACGGGAACACCATCTACTTCTCCGGATCGGACAGTATCGACGATACCAAGGGCATCATCGACGAGAGCAAGCCGATCAAGCTGGTCCTCATCGATGAGGTCAGCGAGTTCTTTACAGACGGAGAGGGCGAGGACGAGCTTCAGAACATCGAGGCGACGTTCATCAGAGGCAACGAGGCAGACTTCCAGATGCTCTATCTCTTCAACCCTCCGAAGAATCCGAACGCCCCGGTCATGGTGTGGCTCCGGAAGATGCAGAAGCGTCCGGATGTGCTGCATGTGCATGTGGACTACAGAGACGTCCCAGCCAAGTGGCTGGGCGCGAAGCTGGTGGCGGCTGCCGAGCTCCTGAGGCAGATCGATGAGAGGCAGTGGCGTTGGCTGTGGCTTGGCCTGTGCATCGGTGTGGACGAGATGATCTACTACATGTTCGGCGAGAAGGCAATCCGCCGGACAGAGGAGACAGCCTTCCAGATGATCGGCATCGGCGTGGACTATGGCCAGCAGAACGCGACCACATTCCAGGCGGCCGGCCTTAACATGTCAGCCCATAGGATTGAGGGCCTCAAAGAGTACTATCACAGCGGCCGGGACACCGGAAAGCAGAAGAGCCCCAGCGAGTACGCCAAGGACTTCGTCGAGTTCACTGATGGGCTCCATGAGAAGTACAGTTGCAACCTCTTCTACGTCTTCATCGATCCGTCGGCCAAAGGTCTGGCGGAGGAGATCAAAAGGGCGACCAGGATGGTCGGCTATCAGGTACTGCTCCGAGACGCTGAGAACGATGTGGCACTGGGCATATCCAGAGTGCAGAAGCTCCTGACCTTTGAGATGATCACCGTGGATCCATCGCAGGAGAACGCGATCGACGAGTTCGGCACTTATGAATACGACAAGAAGTCAATCGAGAAGGGCCGGGAGGTTCCTGTCAAGGTAAAGGATCACTGCATGGACGCGATCCGCTACCTAGTGATGGGCTTCTGGAATAAAATCAAACGCTTCCTGCCTGTGCAGGACGAGAAGGAGGAAACATGAACATCTTCGCCTATTTCAAGAAGAAGGGCATCGACACGATCGACGCCTTATTCTATAGCAAGATAGCAATGTGGGACAGCTGGTACAGAGCGGACGTTAAGAAGTTCCACTGGTACCGGATCTATCACGGCGCCAGCAATTACACACGCTGCCACCGCAAGAGCCTCTGCATGGCCAAGAAGATCTGCGAGGACATGAGTGACCTGCTCCTCAACGAGAAGGTCAAGATCACCATCAAAGACGAAGCGACTGACGCCTTCGTGAAGAAGGTTCTGGAAGGCGCCAATTTCATGGTGCAGGGGAATGAATACCAGGAGAGAAAGGCCGCATGCGGCACTGTGGCCTATGTGCCATATCTGACCAACATGGTCGTAGCTGAGGATGGCAGTGTGATCAGCGCAGACGTCAAGCTGGACTATGTAGTGGCCAAGAACATCTTCCCGACCGCCTGGGAGAACTCCCGCATCACGGAGTGCGTCTTCGTGTTTGAAAAGACATACCAGCGTAAAAAGTACGCGCATATTCAGTACCATAAGCTGGAGAAGATGACCGGAGAAAATGGTGAGGATCTCGGCTTCCAGTATGTCATCGAGAACAGCGTCGTGCTAGCATCCAACGGAGCAGGCAAGGAGATCACTGAGGAAGAGTGGAACAAGATCCCACACTTTGAGGGGCTGGTTCCAAGAGTAGAGACCGGATCCGACAAGCCTCAGTTCGTCATTGACAAGCTCAACATCGCCAACAATGTGGACGAGGACGACACCAACCCGATGGGCGTGAGCATTTATGCCAACAGCGTGGACGTGCTGGCCAAGCTGGACTTGGAGTATGACAGCTATGCGAACGAGTTCACACTGGGACGCAAGCGCATCTTCGTGGCGCCTGAGATGCTGACCGACGCCAACGGCTCGCAGGTGTTCGATCCGGATGACAGCGTCTTCTATCAGCTCCCGGAGGATTTCTTCAAGGAGTCAAAGGAAGCGATGCACGAGGTCAACATGGAGCTGAGAGTCGAGGAGCATGAGCAGGCCATTAACAACGACCTGAACCTCCTCAGCTTCAAGTGCGGCTTCGGTACGCAGTACTATCGGTTCGAGAAGGGAGCAATCGCTACGGCCACACAGGTCATCAGCGAGAACTCTGACATGTATCGCACCATTAAGAAGCACGAGATCATCCTGGAGGACGTCCTGAAGGATCTCATCCGCGTGATCATCCGACTGGGCAAAGCGGCCGGGGTTGCTGAGTTGTCAGAGGACACTGACATCACGATCGACTTCGACGACAGCATCATCGTGGACAAGCAGACAGAGCGGCAGGAAGACCGCCAGGACGTAGCCATCGGCGTCATGGGCCTGCCTGAGTACCGGGCGAAGTGGTACGGGGAGACAGAGGAAGCCGCAGTGGCCAAGCTCCCCGAGCAGCAGCCCGGTGTCCTCTTCTGATAGATGGACGAGAGCTATCACAGCCTGCTAGCGGCAGGCGTCGAGAAGAAATACAGAGACCTGGAGGTCAACATCATGCAGGACGTGGTGCGGCGCATCCAGAAGGCGGGCAAAATCACCTCGACAGCTGACTGGCAGATCCAGCGACTGATCATCCTGGGCAATTCCACGGAGGACATCAGGGCGTTGATCTCCAAGGCTGTGGATGGCAACGGGGAAACGGTTCGCCAGCTCTATGAGGAAGTCATCCGGAACGAATACACCAGCCAGAAAGACATCTATGAGTCTGTCGGGAAGGAGTTCATCCCATACGAGCAGAACGCAGAGCTCCAGCAGATCACCGAGGCGCTGATCAAGCAGTCCACGGAGGAGCTCTACAACATTACCAAGTCGACCGGCTTCATGGTGGATATGGCCAACGGCAAGACGGTCTACACACCGCTGGCTGACATCTACAACAGCTATCTGGACGACGCCATCACAGGCATGGCCAACGGCGCCTACGACTACAACACACTGGTCAGGAAAACGACCGGCATGATGACAAGGTCAGGGCTCCGGACGGATCACGTCTTCAGTGATACCGGCACAGACTACGGCGTCGACTATGCGAGCGGATGGCACAACCGCATCGATGTGGCTGTCAGGCGTTCACTTCTCACCGGGTTCGGTCAGCTTGCCGGACGGGTGACTGACATGAACGCGCAAAGCCTGGGCACCAATCTCTTCGAGGTGTCAGCCCATGGAGCAGCGAGGCCGTCGCATGCGGCATGGCAGGGGCGCGTCTGGACGAAGCAGCAGCTGACTGAGGTCTGCGGTCTCGGATCCGGCGGAGGCCTCTGCGGATGGAACTGCCGGCACAGCTACTACCCGTTCATCAAAGGCGTGAGCCAGCGAAACTACACGGACGAGTACCTGGAGGAGCTGGCGGCAAGAGAAGAAACGCCCAGGAAGTACCGGGGCAGAGAATACAACGCCTACCAGGCGACCCAGAAGCAGAGGCAGATGGAGACGGCCATGAGGGCAAAGCGCGAACAGGTACAGCTCCTCAGGCAGGCCGGAGCCGACCACGACGACATCGTCGAGGCACAGTGCCGGTACCAGGCACAGCTTGAAGAGTACCGGAGCTTCAGCAGATACATGGGCCTCGAAGAACAGACCGAGAGGATCTACACCGGAAGAACACCGGGCAGGATCTCACCGAGCCCGAAAGTGTACGCCGAGTGGCAGGCTGAACAGATCAACCAAGAGAAGGAACGCCAGGAAAACAAAAGACGCCAGGACATGGAGGCGGCACAGAAAGCGGCCGACCACAAGAAGTGGCTCAAAGACATCGGCGCGACGAGCACTACGCTCGACACTCTTGACAAATATAAGGAAGCACGGCACAATAACACAGAGGAGTATCAGCTCCTTCGTGGATATGGCCTAGCAGTCGAAAAGGGTGACATCAGTCCTCTGGTCGGACTTGATCAATACAAGAAGACAGCGGAGGACGTCCAGGCTCGTGTTGTAGGTCGAATAACATCAGACGGCGTGAGAATAGACTCCTACGCGACCCACTTCATCGACCGAGTGATAGGACAGACGGCCGATCCACATGAAGGCATGCGAGAAGGTGCAACCATTGAGATCGTGAACGATGCAATGGCCAACCCCGAGAAGATCACGGAGAGGACACTGGCAGACGGTGATGTCCGCAGGACATACAAAGGCGCCGGCGCGTTCGTGACTGTGAGCGTCCGAGACAATAGACTCATACAAGCAAACCCGAGAGGAGGTCAAAAATGAAGATAGACGAAAAAGACAAGCAGTTCTTGATTAAGAATATCGAAGCAGCGCAGGCGCTAATTGAAGCCGACGACGTGGATGGCCTGCTCGAAGAGATTGACGGCTTCATGACGGAGAAGGGCTACGCTCCGCCAAACTATGACGAACTAAACGCAACCGGCCGAGAAGCCGAGCGCGTGTATGATTACATTTATAACAACAATTAAACCACCAAGCTGATGCAGCGAGGTGGTTTTTTAGTGCCCAAAATTGTGAAAGAGAGACCAAAAACATGTACCAGATATTCAACGGCGACTGCTTGCTGCAGCTCGACAACGTACCAGACGGCAGCATCGACATGGTGCTGACAGATCCACCATATAGCTCCGGAGCGCTGCATGCCGGAGGACGTAAAGCAAGCACCCGGTCAAAGTATTGCAGCACAGAGTTCAACGGCTCGGCTCGTTTCCAGAGCTTCACCGGTGACAATATGGACCAGAGGAGCCTCATCTATTTCCTCAGGGAGGTCTTCATGGGCTTGCGCCCTAAAGTGAAGGAGGGGGGGATCCTGGGCGCCTTCATAGACTGGAGAAACTTGCCGGCCATGACAGACGCACTTCAGACGGCCGGCTTCATCTGGCTCGGCATTGTAGTCTGGGATAAGCGCATAAGCAGACCAACACCGGATCGTTTCCGGAATGATTGCGAGTATCTTGTCTGGGGCTCCAAAGGAAGCCGCAAGGCTGAGATGGTCAAGGGATGCAAGTCCGCGGCCGGATGTTACAGCATACCGGGCGTGCAGTCAAAGGACAAGCACCACCAGACAGAGAAGCCGGTGCCATTACTGGAGAATCTTCTGCAACTTGTACCGGATGGCGGTACGGTGCTGGATCCGTTCATGGGATCAGGGAGCACAGGCGTGGCCTGCATGAATATGGGGCTCGACTTCTACGGCATAGAACTCGACCCGGGCTACTTCCAAGTGGCAAGGCAAAGGATTGAGGAGGCAGAGTTTTGATCAATATATTACTAACCACCAACCAGCTGGAGGTCTCTGGACACGCCAAGCGCCCGGAAGGAGCTCCGCCTGGTGCCAACATAATCTGCGCAGCTGTCTCAGCGCTGACGTTGACGCTCGTCGAAGGTCTTACCGGTGTTGCCGGAGAAGGCATAGAGGTGCGCCAGAACGACGGCTTCATTGCTGTCAGGTGGGAGAAGCTGGGCACTGTCGGCCGGGCGCTGGTTGACACTTGGTTCCTAGGCATCCTGAAGATCCAGGAAGCCTATGGAGAGATAACGATAATTTGAGCGCCCTCGTGGCCGCTTTTAATTATGGCCGACGGGCCTTAAACGGAGAATGTTCACGCACATCACAAAAACGGAGGTAAAAACGACATGAAGAAGAACATCTTCAACTTACAGCTCTTTGATGACGGCGGCGAGGGCGGCTCTGGAGCACAGGGTGGAAACGCTGGGAACGGCAACGGAGGCCAGAACTCCGGAGGCAACAATGGAGGCCAGGGAGGCTTCAGTTTTGCACAAGCTGAGGAAATCGCCAACGCGAGAGTCCAGAGAGCGGAGAAGGCTGCACTCAGCAGCTACTTCAGGCAGCAGGGCATGAGCGAGGCAGAGATCGAGCAGGCTATTGCAGACTTTAAGGCCAACAAGGCCAAGAACCAGCCGAACGTCGCAGCAATCGAGAAGGAAAGAGACGACGCCAGGGCAGAGCTCCAGGCTCTCAAAAACCAGGCGACGCTTCGCTCCAAGGGCGTCCGCGAGGAAGATCTTGACTATGTGCAGTTCAAGGTCGGCGCGATGATGAAGGAAGACGACAAGCTCGACTTCGACAAGGCTGTCACCAAGTTCCTGAAGGACAATCCGCGCTTTACAGCTTCCGGCTACAAGGTAAAGACCGGAACGGACGGATCGCAGGGTTCCGGATCCAGAACAGATGGGAACGACAGTATCAACAACGCAATCCGCAGAGCTGCGGGTTACAGAGTATAACAAGGAGGAAAATAATGAAAAAGAATACAATTTTTAACTTACAGATTTTTGACGAGTCCACGGCCACTGGCATCGACAGAACTGGTGCAGAGGCTCTCATTCCCGAAGACCGTGCGCAGGAGATCATCCAGGGAACCATTGAGCAGTCCTGCGTTCTTTCCATGGGCCGCAAACTGGCCAACATGACCGCAAAGCAGTCCAAGCTCCCGGTGCTTGACTCTCTGCCGGTTGCATACTTCGTGGACGGAGACAAGGGTCAGAAGAAGACAACGAGCCAGGCATGGGACAAGAAGGTGATCTACGCGGAAGAGATCGCTGTCATCGTTCCGATTCCTGAAGCAGTACTCGACGACTCTGAGTACGACATCTGGGCAGAGGTTAAACCTCGCGTGCAGGAAGCGTTCGGCAAGGTCATCGATGAAGCCATCCTCTTCGGAACCGGAAAGCCTACTAACTGGAGAAATGGACTTGTTCCTTCCATTCCGACTGCAGCAAAGGTTTCCCTCGCTACTGCGACCGATCTCTTTGATGCTACTCTCGGGGAGGGCGGCTCCATTGCAGCAGTCGAGCAGTCTGGCTACTTCGTGACCGGTCACGTGGCTGACATCTCCATGAGAGCAAAGCTCAGAGGCTTGAAGGATAAGAGTGACCGTCCTCTCTTCCTGAGCAGCATGCAGAACGCTGGCAACTACAGCCTCGACGGCTCCGCCATCCAGTTCCCTCGCAATGGTGCCTTCGATAAGACCCAGGCGCTCATGATTTCCGGCGATTTCTCTCAGTTGGTTTACAGCATCCGCCAGGACATCACCTTCAAGCTCTTCACTGAAGGCGTAGTGCAGAACCCTGACGGGTCCATCGCCTACAACCTGATGCAGAACGACATGGTTGCGCTCCGTGCAGTCATGAGACTCGGCTGGGAGATTCCGAACCCTGTCAACGGACTGGAGAAGGACAAGAGCAAGCGCTTCCCGTTTGCAGTTCTTACAGCCTAAGCTGAAGGAGGTGCGGCTGATGTATGTCAATTATGACTTCTATAAGAACACTCTCGGGGGAGCAACTATCCCCGAGGATAAGTTCCAGGCTGTTGAGGCGGAGGCAGAGGCGCACATCAGCTATCTAACTTATATCAACGGTGACATTTTTGCAGTGGAGAACGACCGCGTCAAGCTCGCGGTCTGCTCCGCTGCGGATGTGATTTACAACTACAAGACCAGCGACACGGCGGGAGTCGCTGCGGGTGTCAAAAGCGAAAGCAATGACGGCTACAGCGTCACCTATGTGACAGAGGCGCAGGATGGCCAGACTGCCGAAGCAGCCCTTCGCAGGAAGGTCTACGAGGCGATCAGGGTGTACCTTCTCCCGACCGGATGGCTGAGCCGCAAGGTCAAGATGGGAGGAGGATGCTGCGATGGATGTGCAGACTGCTGTGACGGTATTTAATGCCAGACCAGGCGCCGATCGGCGCGAGGTGTTCCTGCCGACAGTGATCAGCGGGGCGTCTTACCAGGAGAGCAGAGGAGCGAGCAGCTCCAAGGGCGTCCACTCTGAAAGCCTCAGCTTCAAGCTGAGGATCCCGGTCATGGCAAAGGTGCAGGATGACAGGAGCTACATCAGCGAGGCGGTCTATAGAACCCTGAGCGGTAACGATGCTGGAAAGTACTGGACGCTGCGCAAGGGTGACTACGTCATCGCCGGGAAGTATGAGGGAAGTGAGGCACTGACCCAGCAGGAGCTTGACGCTCTTGCAAAGGACAGGCACACAGCTCTGATCTGCATCTCTGAATATGCGGACAACACTCTCAGAGGATCCAATGCGGTGAAGCACTGGAGAATAGGAGGTGTATGATGGCGTTCAAGCCAATAGAACAGCCGAGCGAAAGCTCCTTCCAGGGAGCGAACGGAGGAAGCTGCCGACTGTCATGGAGCGCGGACTTCCCGACGCGGATGAACAAGCTCATGACAGAAAAGCAGAAAATCATCGACAGCGAGGTGCTGCGTCTTTGCAGCCCCATGGTGCCACACCGCACCGGAGCGCTGGAGAGATCCGGAACGCTTGGCACAGTTATCGGCTCGGGCGAGGTGAAGTACATTGCACCATACGCCCGGGCGCAGTATTACAACACGGCCACATCGCGCTCCTATGACCCACGCCGTGGCGGCAAGTGGTTCGAGCGGATGAAAACCGCAAACAAAGACCATATTAAGAAACTACTGGAGGGCTAAGACATGGCAGCCAATTCTATCATCGAGGGGGTATTTGATTTTATAGCAGCGTGCCCGCTTTTGAAGGACGGCGTGTTCCGGGTGGATGCGCTGGGCGATCAGCCGGTTGAGTATGTCGTAGAGACCGGGATCTTCACGCCAGTGATTGAGACCTACATCGACGGCAGCTCTGACAGGCGCTACCAGTTCAACTTCGGAAGCCGGGAGTATTATGACATGGACCGCTTCCAGACTATAGCCAACAGCACCTTCTACGAGAACTTCGCCAACTGGGTGGAGGCTCAGGATGCTGCAGGCGTGTTTCCGGAAATGCCGGAAGGCCTGCATCCGGAGAAGCTGCGGATCCTCTCGCCGGGGTATCTCTTCGACGAGTCATTCAGGAACGCACGCTACCAGATACAGTTAGAACTCATTTATCACAAGGAGGCAGAAAGATGAGAAAGTTCAATTTACAGACTTTTGATGAGTCTCGTGCAGCTTTGCTTCGTAACGCTATCGCGGACTACCTGGACGTGGATGGCACCTACGAGCTCATGGGCACGGGTTTCACATCGCTGAATGAGAGCCCCAACGCTCAGACAGACAGCGAGACCTACATCAACGAGAGTACCACGAGTACGGACATCACCAGCTACGAGACAGAGTTCCCGTATGAGAGCCGACTGATCCCTTCCCAGAAGGCAATATACAAGCTCTACAAGCAGGGACGTGATCATGCGACCGGAGAGGATGCGAAGTGTGTCTACATCCGCGTGGATCTCTTCAACCCTATCGGCACACCGTCCGATACAGTCGCAGAGTACACTGCCCGCATGTTCAACGTGGCCAACGAGGTCAGCGACATCGAAGGTGATGGCGGCGAGAAGATCTCCGTGTCCGGAACGCTTCACGCTGTCGGCGATCCTGTGCAGGGCAAGTTCGACACCGTGAAGAAGACGTTCACGGCCGGAACCTTCGCCGGCAAGTACGACACGACAACAAGTAAAGCAAAGAAATAGGCAAGCAACCACTGGAACCGTGCGCCTGACTTATTAGCAGGAGACGGACAGACGGCAGCATCCCAACAGCGCGGGGTGCTGCCGTATTTTTAAGCGCTGACCAGAAGGAGACAAAAGCATGGAAATTATCATAAACGGCGTAACATTACAGGGCGACTTCATGGACGCCAACTTCGTGGAACCCTACGAAGCGGCGACCATCAAAATGCAGAAGAAAGCAGCGGAAAGCCAGGGCAAAAAGTACACATCCTTCGCTGATAGCATCAGAGAGCAGTGCGCAACTGTGGACGAGTACTTCGACGACATCTTCGGAGAGGGCACCGCGGCTCGTGTCTTTGAGGGGGCTGAGCAGCACCTCATGATCCACCTGAAAGCGGTGGAGGACCTGACAAACTGGGCGCAGGGTGAGCGCAAGAAGCTCAACGACTTCACCAATAAATACACCCAGCGCCAGAACGCAGCAGTCAAGCGTCAGCAGGCCCAGGCTCAGCAGTTCATTGACCGCAAAAACGGAGGCAAAAGACACTGAACCTCCTGATTGACGGACTGCCCGATGAAGTAGAGATTGCTGGCCAGTCGGTTCCAATCGACACCGGCTTCCGCACCGGGATCCTTTTCGAGGAGCTCATGCTCGACCACTCGATGGACCCGCAGGAGAAGCTCCGGACAGCTCTGGAGCTTTATTTCCCGGGCGTGAAGTTCTCCCGCGACATCATAAGCGAAGCAGTCCAGGCAATGCTCTGGTTTTACAGATGCGGAGCCGATGAAGAGCCTGCAATGGCAGGCCAAGGCGGTGGATCCGCCGAAGATCCGCCCTATAATTACGAATACGACGCCGACTATATCTACGCAGCGTTCCTGGGATCCTTCGGGATAGACCTTGCACGCATATCACTCCACTGGTGGCAGTTTCGGGCACTGTTCAAGTCACTGCCGGAGGAGACGCAGTTCATCAAAATCATAGGCTACCGCACAATGTCCATCCCGGCTAAAATGCCGAAGGACCAGAAGCAGTACTACCAGAAGATGAAAAAACTGTACGCTCTTCCTGCATCAAAGGACAGACAGCAGCTCGAGAGTGACCTGACTCAATTACTTATGAACGGAGGAAACCCTTCCGCGCTAATGTAAAGGAGGCAAGTCCATGGCATCAGATGGCACACTAACTTTTGACACGTCGCTCGACACGTCTGGCCTACAGAAAGGCACTAGCGGACTGGGCGACGTGGCCAAGAACGCGCTGGGCGTGTTCACAGGCAACCTCATGACGAAGGCCACGGAGGCCGTCGTCAATCTCGGCAAGGAAGCCCTCAGCTCTGGCATGAGCTTCGAGGCGTCCATGCAAAAGACCAAGACACTCTTCACCGGTACGGACGAACAGTTCTCGGCGTTGAGTGATGAAATACTAGAATTATCGTCCGCCACTGGTCTGGCGGCTGACGGGCTTGCGGAGGCCGCATACTCAGCAGAGTCCGCCGGTGTTCCGATGGAGATGTTGGGCACGATGCTCCAAAGCTCCGCAGAGCTAGCAGCCGCCGGCTTCACAGACATCGACACCGCACTGAGCGCAACGGCCAAGACCATGAACGCCTACGGCATGGAGGGCGAGGAGTCCATCGGAAAAGTCCAGAAGGTACTCATACAGACGCAGAACCTCGGTATCACGACGGTGGACGAGCTGGGCGCAAGTCTGGCGCAGGTTACACCTACAGCGTCAGCCTTCGGCGTATCATTCGAGCAGGTGGGCGCATCCCTAGCAGTCATGACTGCATCGGGTACATCAACAGCGCAGGCTACCACACAGCTCAACAGCTTGATCGCAGAGCTAGGCAAGAGCGGAACGATCGCATCCAATAATCTGGCCAAAGCGGCAGAGGGCACCCAGTATGCCGGCATGTCATTCAATGAGATGATGGACGCCGGCGCAGACCTGGGAGACGTGCTGGGAATGATCAGCGCGCAGGCAGACAAGGACGGCGTGAGCATGGTGGATATGTTCAGTTCCATCGAGGCCGGCAAAGCTGCCCTGTCAATATTCTCCGGAGAGGGTGAAACTTTCAGGAGCGACTTGGAGCAGATGGCAACAAGTGCAGACGTCGTGGGCGATGCTTACAGCACAGTGAGCGACTCTCTGGAGTTCAAGACTCAGAGAATCAAGACAGCCTTCAGTAACATGGCGACCGGCCTCTTCGAGGTTGTTTCCGGGCCTCTTGCTGATGCCGCAGACGGCGCTGCGGATGCTCTTGCATCAATCACCCAGGGCTTCAATGAGAACGGCGTTTCTGGTGTCGCTGACGCGCTCCTGGGCATATTTGAAAACGCTGCACAGCAGATCACAGCCTTCGACTGGAATGGCACAGCTGACAAGATTGTGTCAGGTATCACAGGCTTCATTGAAGGAGACGGCGTCGGCCGCTTCCTAGAGACCGCTTCCAACATAGTGACAAGCATTGCGCAGGGACTGGGACAGGCTGTCCCGAAACTGCTGCCGGCACTCGTGAAGCTGGTCACTCACATAGCGACGAACCTGATCTCACAGGCACCGAAGCTCATCAACGCAGGGCTCCAGCTTATCGCCAACCTGGCGGTCGGACTGGTGCAGGCACTTCCAGACATCGCGAGTGCGATCTGGGAGGTTATCTGCTGCATAGGTGACGCGATTGCACAGCTCCCGGAGATTATCGGGGCATATTATGACACGCTCCTGACCGGTATCGGCCAGTGGTGTTCCGACATGTGGACAAAAGCCAGTGAGGGCATGAGCAATCTCGTGAGCGGAATTGTCTCTTGGATCCAGCAGCTACCGGACAAGGTCTGGACATGGCTGGTCAACACTGTGACGAAGCTCCTGGCATGGCGTCAGCAGATGATCACCAACGCTAGCACAGCAATGAGCGAGATGATCAGCTCGATCGTGTCCTGGTTGCAGCAGCTTCCGAACAAGGTCTGGACATGGCTGATCAACACGGCCAACAAGGTCGTCCAGTGGGGCATACAGCTTGCGCAGAAGGGCGCGGCCGCAGCCAAGATGCTCTTCGACTCCGTGGTGGATGGCATCAAGGGCCTCCCGGACAAGATCATGAGCATCGGCGCGGACATCGTGACCGGACTGTGGAATGGTATCAGCAGCGGCTGGGGCTGGCTGAAGGATAAGGTCAGCGGACTGGCAACATCACTGCTCGATGCGGCGAAGGATGCGCTGGGGATCAACTCTCCCTCGACAGAGTTCAGGGATGAGGTCGGACGCTGGGCTCCTCCCGGGATTGCTGAGGGCTTTGATGAAGCAATGCCTGACGCTCTCAAAGATATGGAGAACCAGGCGGAGAAAATGGTCGCGCACATGCAGGCGGCCGTCAGCAGCAACATGAAGGGCTTCTCCGTCAAGGCAGGAAGCTCTGCAACCCTGCGGGCATCCAACAACATGGGCACCACTGTCTACAATGACAACCATGTGGAGCAGGAGAACACCTACAACACGCCGGTGGCAACGCCGAGCGAGGTGGCAAAGTCGCAGCGGGAAGCTGTCCGCAAACTGTTCGGAGGTGTTAAATGAGTAACTTAACCATTAAGATCGTGCTCACATGTAATGGCCGGACCCTGACAATGGGGCCCGGCGCTGATCTTGACATCACCAAGATCAGCGGGCTGGAGTCTTCGGACATCTCGCTGAGCACGTCAGACAATGCACTTGTCGATGGCGTAACCATTGACGGAAAGAAAATACAGGCGCGCCCCATCCACATCGAGGCCGCCTTCAGAGATATGAAAAACAACGCCGCAAACCGGCAGAGGGTGATCAAGTTCTTCAACCCGAAGTACACCGGCAAGGCGCTCATCACCAACATGGGCGTCAGTCGCAACATCGAGTACGAGCTGGAGGGCTGGAGCTTTGCGGAGCAGGTCAGCCTCAACAGCCGCCTGAAGATTGTGGTCGACCTGATCTGTCCGGATCCGTACATGCTCAACGTGGACAACTTTGGCAAGAATATGGCCGCCTTCACAGCGATGTTCGCCTTCCCCTGGAGGGTAACAAGCCAGAAGATCCTGAACGTACCGAAGCCGTACACGGGGCTGGCGCTTGGCGGCATGGCTATGGCCTACAGAACGCTACACCAGGAAGTGGCGCTCGCAAATGACGGCGACGTCCAGACCGGTGTGATTATTAAATTTATAGCGACCCGCGGACCGGTAAAGAATCCGAAGATCGCAAAGGTCGGCACGTCGAACTTCATGCGTGTGAAGGTAGACATGGAGATGGGCGATGTCCTAGTGATTGACACCAATGAGCGGCACCAGGTTGTGGAGCTCAACGGCGTCAACTGCTACCAGCTCGTGGACAGATCCAGCAATCCGTTCCAGCTGGATGTAGGGGACAACTATCTGGAATATGCGGCCGACGAGAACTATGTCAACCTGGACGTCAATCTCTACTATACGCCGAAGTATCTGGGGGTGTAATATATGCGAATTTCAGTATTAGATGCAAACTTCGAGCTGCTCGGGGAGTTTTCAATCTACCGGTCACTGATATGGGATCGGCGATACCACGAGGCGGGCGTGTTCGAGATACACACCGCTGTGGAGTACTTCCCACTGCTAAACAATGCCCGGTACGTGTACCGGCACGACAGGACGGATCTGGGAGTCATCCGCGAGGTCAACTATGAACAGACAAGCGACGGGGCAAGGGCTGCATACTGCAAGGGCTACTTCTCCGAGGTCTTACTCAATAACCGCGTGACAGTTCCGGCCGTTAATATCACAGGCACACCGGAGGAAATAGGCCGGGAGCTTGTGCAGCGGTTCTTCATCGATCCAAGCGACAGCGGCAGGAGCTTCCCACAGATTAAGCTGGGCGAGTTCTCCGGACTGGGCACGAGCGTGACCCTGCAAAGCACAGGGGATGCTGTGGGCGACAAGCTTTACGAGATAGAGCGCACGCAGGAGCTCAGCCACCGGCTCGTCTTCGACTTCGAGGAGAACACGCTGACCTTTGAGACGTGGGCAGGACTGGATCGCACAGACAACCAGGATGTGAACTCGCCGGCCACCTTCTCAAACGCTTTTTATAATGTCAAGAATGTGGTCTATGACAGAGACTCCTCCTCCGCTGCCAACTATGCCTATGTGGCCGGCGAGGGAGAGGGGAGCGACCGTGTCGTGGTAGAGGTGGACAGCCGCACGGATCCAAGCCAAGAACGCCGTGAGATATACGTCGACGCAAGAGACCTGCAGAGCACCTACAAAGACTCAGCCGGAAACGAAAAGACCTACACGGCGGAACAGTACAAAGCGCTGCTCCGGCAGAGAGGACTGGAGAAGCTGGACGAGTATGCCATGGTGGAAACAGTCAACAGCGACGTGGATGCAGCGGCCAACCTCATCTACATGCAAGACTTCGACCTCGGAGATCTTTGCACGTACCAGAACCTGGACGTCCAGATCGAGACGGTCAAGAGGATCACAGAGATCCAGGAGGTCTATGAAGGAAGCAAGAGTACGCTGAACATCACGTTCGGCAACGATGAAATGACATCCATAACTAAGATAATAAGGAGGGAGACATCTTAATGAGATACGGATATTTTGACAGCGAGATTGTCGGGACAGATACGGAAGGCATGCCAATCTTCGATAGGGCAGAGACTTCCGACTTGTTCCGGCTGCTCTTCGCGAAGCTGATCAGCAACGGCGTCCTGTCAGATCCCGGAGACTGTTTCCAGGTAGTGGCTGCGGAGGGCATGAACCTCACAGTTCGCCCGGGCTTCGGCATGATCAACGGAGCTTTTGCCTATTCCGACGCGGAGGAGACGCTCATACTGGAGAAGGCACCGACGCAGTACAGCCGCATTGACCGCATAGTTCTCCGGTGTAACTACGCCGACAGGCTGTGCGAGCTTGTGGTCAAGACCGGCACAGTCGCAAATGGTCCTGTGGCTCCGGAGATTGTCCAGCCGGCAGCCGGTGACTACTATGAGCTGGGACTGGCCACTGTAGCCGTGAGCGCTAACGCTACGGCTCTATCACAGGCAAACATCACGGACACCCGCATGGACTCTGACGTGTGCGGTATAATAACGCAGCTGATCGACCACCTGGACACAAGTGTGTTTTTTGACCAGCTGGATCAGTTCTATGCCGACTTTGTCAGCAAGACAGAGACCGATTACCAGGTGAGCCGGGAGGAATACCTGGCCATGTGCCGGGACATTGTCAGCACCCTGAACCTCTTCGAGCAGACAGCGGAGAGCGACTTCGACGACTGGTTTGAGTCCATCAAGAACAAGCTGGCCGGAGATATTGCTGGAGCACTTCAGAACCAGATCGACGGCCTCACGCAGACCGTGTTCCTGAATAAGTACGGGCTGTGCTCCAAAGTGACCGCAATCAATAAGGACGAGCAGGGCAACACCGCCCTAATCTCTGAGACCAGCGAGGACGATCAGGTCGGAGCTGTGACTACGTTCCAGAAAGATGCGCAGGGCAACACGTCCAGCATCACGACTGTGATCACTCCGGCAGATGGCAACTATTACTACACGAAGACGACCGTGTTCGAGACTACTGACGCCAACGGCAGCAAGACGATCACGGAGTCATATATTCAGAATATTAAGGAGGAATAGCATATGGCAGACTTTACTGGCGCCCAGTATGCAGCGGACGAAGTCCTTGTGGGCATCAAGAAGAACCAGATCGCGGGGCTGCCTCCCACGAACATGGCGAGCTTCAGTATTAAGAGCGACAACCAGAGCGCGAAGATCCGTTTCAGAGCTCCGGACAACACGGTGGTGGATGGGCAGCTTCTCTGCACCGTCAAGGGTGTGATGATCCGGAGAAAGCAGGGAGAGGTTCCTGCCGGTATTACAGACGGAGACCTTGTTCTCGATGCGACTGGTGAGCACATTCACGACTACGAAAAAGAAGCCTACATCGACACCGGGCTCGTCAATGGGGAGACCTACTTCTACAAGGCCTTCGCCTACTCAGACCACGGCATCTACAACCTCAACGAGAAGAACGTGGCCAGCGTGGTGCCCTCTGAAAATGCTCCAGTGTGGGGCTTCCATCAGGACTTCACCAACACAAGCCCGGCGAATGACGGAACCGGCACTATCACCTACCCGGAGGATGTTGAGAACTCAGACTTCACTCCGGCAATGACGAACAGCGGCACCGGAACAGTGACAACCGGCTCCTGGGATGATTTCATGGACAACGTCATGAAAAACTTCCCGCACATTGTAGATGTGACCACGCAGCAGTCAGTCGGGGAGCTCAATCCGGATGACTACACAAAGATGAAGGACGGAGCTGCAGCAGCAATCACTTCCTGCAAATATGCAGGCGCATGGGTCAATAAGCTCTTTATGAAGGAAGTGTATGCAGCAGACGGCCGCGGTCGCGACGTATACTTTGCGGCAGACAATGAACACAGCAACACGGAGGACTTCGTTCCGGTCGGCTTTTACGATCAGGACGGTGCGGAGCTCGACGGCATCTGGATCCCGATGTTCTACATGGACGCTTCCGGAAACACTAGAAGCGGCACCACTCCGATCGCGTCAAGGACCTGCGACCAGGAGAAGGCGATCATCAACGCAGTGAGCAGCCGCGCCATCTTCCTGGGTGGCCCCATCCTCAATGTGCTCCGCGACCTCGAGTACATGATCTTCAGGTCTACGGACATTCAGACCTATGCCGGACACGGAAACTGTAAAAGCTACAGCTCAGATTCTTCTACGGGAGTTAAGGCCAACGCTGTGATCGGAGGTGGTCGCTTCTATGGAACCAGCGACAAGAAAAGCCTCAACAAACTCTTCCACAGCATCGTCCTGGGGTCATATCAGCAGCTTACTCGTGACCCTTATATGATCACAATCGGCGGCCGTTTATATCTCAGTGGCAGATATAAATACAGCCTCAGTGGTGCCGATTATGAGAACACCGGCGTCACGGTCACCACAAACAGCGCTTGGACATATGCGAAGAAGACAAGAGCGACTCTGCAGAATGGATCCATCCCGGATCCTGCAAGCAAGGACGCAACAAGCTCCACTGGCCTATGCGATGGCCAGTACTACAACACCAGCGGCACCCGTGTGGCCCGTCGTCTCGGCAATACGGACTACGACCTGATTGCTGGCCCTGCGTTCGTTAATCTCCACGACGAGGCGAGCGCTGCGAACTGGGCCTGCGGGGTCGGCTGCGCCCTTCTTCCTTCTGCGGGTTACGCGCCAGCGTAACCCCAGGGGGCGCCGGGGGTCTTCCCCCGGCCGATGGTATGACAAACAGATATAAATGAATAATGAGGGGATGTAGGCGGCCAAGACCTCGGCCCATCGTCTCGGCAATACGAACAACGACCTGATTGATGGCCCTGCGTACGTTAATCTCAACAACGAGGCGAGCAATGCGAACTGGAACTGCGGGGTCGGCTGCGCCACTCTATAGCAATAAAAGCGGGTATATTATGGCAATATACCAGCGCCGCCTACTTTCCTACATCTCAGGACTTTGAGACAAGTCTAGCCGGCGATCAATCGTACCGGGAATGGAAATAAGCCACAGCAGACCGTCCTGAAGAAGCGGTCGTACTACGAAGGATGGAGGCCAATAGAAGGAGAAATGATTGAACCAAAACTGCGAAGGTATAAATATCTGTGGGCAAAATGCCAGGACAGGGATGTGATACTTGCAGCATGGAGGAAGCTGCGAAAAGGGAAGACAAAGAGGAGAGAAGTCCAGATCATAGAGGCGGACTTCGACCACTACGTTGACTTAATGATTGAAACACTAAAAGAGACAAGACCGGGAGGAGATCCGGAGAAACAGTTCACGCCTTCAATCAAGACCGGCCGGGTCATATATGAGCACGGCAAGGAACGCCGGATCTACTGCCCGAGTATCTGGGAACAGTGGGTGCATCACATAGTAGTGCAGGTGCTCTCGCCGATAATCACAAAACACGCGTATCGATACAGCTGCGGGTCCATGCCGAACCGCGGCTCTATTTATGGCAAGAGGTACATGGAGCGGCTGACCAGAAAGGGCTTCCGGCATTTTGCAAAGCTGGACATCCGGCACTTTTTCAACAACGTGCGCCTGGATGTAGTGATCAAAGAACTGGAGGCATTGATTGAGGACAGCTGGCTGATCTATCTGATCCGCCGGATCTTTTTGCAGTTTCCGAAGGGTCTGCCGCTTGGCTTTTATATCAGCCAGTGGCTTGCGAACTTCGTCCTCCGGAGACTCGACCGGATTGTGCTGGATGAGAAGCCCATGGGCTTTGTGCGTTATATGGACGACATGGTCGTCATCGATAACAACAAGAGACACCTGCATCAGATTGTAGTGCTGATCAAGAAGATGCTGGGCTCACTGCGGCTAAAGCTGAAGGACAACTGGACTGTGGCCAGGTTCATCTATAAAAAGAAGAACGGGCAGGTCATAGGCAGGCCGATCGACTTCATGGGCTTCGTATTTACCGGGAAGAACACCATCCTGCGGAAGAGCATCATGATCCGAGCCACGAGGTTCGCCAGAAAGCTCTCACACGCCGCAATAATATCTTCACGCCAGGCGCTGTCAATGGTATCACGAGCCGGATGGTTCAAGCATACCGACACCCGGTACATCTGGGAAAAGTACATCAAGGGCAGGATCAACATAAAAGCCCTGAAGAATATCATCAGCAAATACCAGAGGAGGTTGAACGATGAAAACAAAATGGTCAGAGGAGCTTTGCAGCTCCAAGCCGGAGCAGTTTGAGAGACTGAACGCTGAGACGTGGATCCAGCGCAAGGACATCCAGAGAGCTCCGGAGAAGGAAGACGTTCCTGATCCCGGCTACACCTGCATGAGCCGCATGATCTCGAATGACGTCTACGAGGCACTGGTGGAGGAGCTTGCAAGCCCTACCTATCAGGCACTAATGGATCAGCAGGAGGCAGCCGACGTGGTCAACGCCGAGGTGCTCCTGCAGCAGGCAGAGATCCAGGTAACCCAGGCCGACCAGGATGAGGTTCTGGCCGAAATATTACTCAGCACAATGACGGAGGTGTAACATGTTCAAAATCGTAAAGCGTTACTATGACAAGGGGACCTATTCCAATGAAGACGTCGCCAAGTTCGTGAGGGCGAGAAAACTTACCCCCGAAGAATACGAGAAGATCACCGGTGAGGCGTATGAGGAGGCATAAATGAGTGAGAGCACAACCACCATCATCGTGGCCGTCATCGGATCAGGCGCGTTCTCGACTTTAGTGAGTCAGATCTGCGGCCTGATACAGAGACGGGCCGAGAAGAAGAGCGGAGCCTCTGAAGGGCTCCGCTTAATTATGAAGGACAAGATCCGGGTGCTGTGCGTCCACTATATCGAGCAGGGCTGGATATATGAGGACGAGCTTGAAGATCTTATGGCGATGCACTCCTGCTACCATGACAAGCTCAAAGGCAACGGCTATCTTGACGCACTAATGGCAAAAGTAAAGGCGCTGGAGATCAGAGGCGTCGGAGTATAAAGGAGGACAAAATCATGAAACTGAATAACAAAACCTACGACACTTTGAAGTGGACCGCACAGTACTTACTGCCGGCAGCCGGTACGCTGTACTTTGCGCTGGCGGGCATCTGGGGCTTGCCTTATGGTGAGCAGATCGTCGGCACAATCACAGCTGTGGACACCTTCCTGGGCGTGATCCTTGGCATCAGTACGGCAGCTTATAAGAAGGAGGGCAACTAATTATGATTATTGATGTATCAGTTCACAACGGCGTGATTGACTGGGAAAAAGTCAAGCCGTACATTGAGGGAGCTATCATCCGCTGCGGGTACGGATCCGATAAGACAAACCAGGACGACAAGCAGTGGAAGCGGAACGCTGACGAGTGCACACGTCTGGGCATCCCGTTCGGCCCGTATCTCTACAGCTACGCAGGATCCGAAGAGATGGCACAGTCCGAAGCTCAGCATGTTCTGCGCCTGATCCAGGGCTATGAGCTGGCGCTTCCTATTTTCTTCGATGCAGAAGAGAGCAATCTTGCAAAGGTGTCAGCAGCAAACTTCGCAGCCTTCGCTGCTGTCATCAAAGCGGCAGGCCACCGCTGTGGCCTTTACACTGGGGAGTATTTCTTCAACGCACACATGAAGGAAACAGCTCCGGACTGGCTCTGGATCGCTAAGTATGGCACAAATACCGGAGTGCCTGGAAGTCAGCCCAAGATCGGGCGCAGCTTTGACCTCTGGCAGTACACCAGCAAGGGAAGCGTTTCGGGGGTCACCAGCTCCGGACTTGACTGCTCTCAGGTGATCAACGCCGAGATTTTCACGGAACGCAAGCAGACGGATGCGAAGAGCAACGAAGAGATCGCCAAGGAAGTCCTGGCGGGAAAATGGGGTAACGGAGACGACCGCAAGGCCAGGCTCACTGCCGCAGGCTATAACTACAAAGCAATCCAGGACATCGTCAACGAGCTCTGCACCAATAAGAAGAGCAACGAAGAGATCGCCAAAGAAGTCCTGGCGGGAAAATGGGGCAACGGCCGCGACCGTGTCAATCGCCTGAAGGCCTCCAGGTATGACCCGGAAGCTGTCCAGGACATCGTCAACAAGTTATGCGGCTAATCGTTGCATCTGGCCTGATCTGCATTCTCGCCGGTGTGTTACTCTTCGTTGGCACCTGCGCAGCCCTGATTGAGGCAGGCCGACATCCAATAGACTGAAAGGCAAAGAGCCCCGGGGCATAAAGCTCCGAGGCTCTTTTTAGCTCTTGTGCTATAATTCTATGTATAGTATAATAAAGTCCGGGATGACTTCAATCAGAGTGTTCGGATTCCACCTCGGGAAGTCCACTAGCCGGAAACCTTGTATTTTCAAGGTTTCCGGCTTTTTTATGTCTGGAATTTGTACGAAAGCTGCGGAAAAAATAAAACTTGTATGCCATTTGTATGCCAGAAAAGCCAGATAGAG